AACGGCATCGGGGTGTGCGTCGGCACGGGCTACGGTGATGGGAGCTACCCCGTCACCGCGACAATTAAGGACGGGCGGGTCATGTCTGTGACGGTCACTTTTAAGTAAACGGCTTTATGCGTGTCCTTATTGCGTGTGAATTCTCGGGGCTGATTCGGGAGGCATTCGCTCGACACGGCCATACGGCGTGGTCATGCGATCTGCTGCCGACCGAACAGCCCGTCACCCACGGGGGCCATTACGTGGGGGACGTGCGTGATCACCTGCGAGAAGCGTGGGATCTGATGATTGCCCACCCCCCCTGCACGTATCTAGCCGTCAGCGGGGCACGATGGTTTAAAGATCGCCCCCAAGAGCAGATGGATGCGCTGGCCTTTGTCAGTGCCCTCCTCGATGCGCCGATTGACCGCATCGCCGTCGAGAACCCGATCAGCGTGATCAGTTCCAAGATTCGCCAACCTGACCAGATCATCCAGCCGTGGCAATTCGGGCATGGCGAGGTCAAGGCAACCTGCCTCTGGCTCAAGGGACTGCCCCCCCTGATCCCCACACACCTGGCGGTTACCGACGATAAATACCTGCCTTTCCCCGACTGGCCGTCTGACGCTCCCGTTGAGCGCGTGGCCCGTGTCCATCGTGCGGCCCCCTCACCCGACAGGTGGAAGGACAGGAGCCGGACACTGGCGGGGATTGCTGACGCTATGGCGGAGCAATGGGGGACACCTGCATGACGCTCCATCCCCCAGCCTGTACATTCACAGCGTGACGCCGCGACAAACGAAATTCAACCGATTTCCATGGAAGGAAATACTGAGGTTTGGTGTGAAATACCTAGTTTTCGGCGACGTTTCGGCGAAAAGCGCGACATCGGCTCAATATGAAACTCCGCTAAAAACGAGGCAAAAGAGTGGAGTTAGTTTGGCCTACGAACGTAATTCGACCGGGTTGTATACAAAATCGCTCGACTACCGTCCGTGTGCGATTGCACCGAAGTGTGGTAGGGCCTCTCCGCTATTAGGGCAGACGCCCGAACAGGGACGGTTTCACGTGGAACATCCCCATGATTAGGGGAGATACCCGTCAATATTTATTTTATATAGGAGGTAGACGATGGATGCTCGATATTATAACGGCGAACCGGACGATGAGCCGGAGACGTTTGTCGCTGACGGCGGCTGCATGGTTTGCGGCGTCTCTGGCTCCGAGCCGTGCCTCGACGACTGTAGTTGCGAGGAGTGCGATGACAGCGAGCCGTCTGCGGGGCCGTAACTGTGCTATGCTTCGCGGCGTACAAAAAAATCGCCCCCAGCCCGACCAGACTGGAGGCGTGAGAGCGCAGGTAGTAACTGCGGCCCCCGTGGACGGACATCCTACCACGGGTAGCCTTTCTCCCGCGTTCATCTAATTTCGCTGGTTCACGCACAGGCCGACGCACGATGTCGTTGCGCTGTTGGGCGACAACACGGCTCCAGCCCCGAATGGAGCCAAAAATAGTGGGGAGCCAGGATTCTGCCGGACTTTTTCCTCCCCGACCTGATGCGTTGTGTAGCTGACGGGACTTTGGCCCTCGATAGCTCTACGAATGTTCTTTGTAGAGCGTATCAGGGATAAAAGTCCGGTATGTACAAGAAGGGGGAAGGAGAGTACGTGGATAGTCAACCACACGATACGGAAGACCGAGAATGGTGGTGGACACATGGGGAGACTTTGGAGTCGGCCTTCGTGGAGTTCGGGCAGGACTGGCTCGACCTCGACATCCAGATCAATCCCGGCAAGGCGACGACGCCAACGCTGCCAGACCTGCTGGTGGACGGGAAGATCGCAGACCTCAAGACACAGGAGACGCCGTTCTTTACCGCTGATTCCTATGGCTTGGATCCGCGCCACACGGTGACGTTGAATCTGAAAGATGTTCGGTACTACCACGAATGCCATCCACGCATCGTGCTGTACTTATGGCTCAACTGGCGGCAGCGGCAGTGGCGTGATCGGACGGTGGACTATCTGGGGGGCGTCTACCGCGTCCCGCTCACCACCATCCTCACCCTGATTGCCGATGGTGCGCCTTCACATCGGTATGATCGACGACAGACGACCGACGAGCAGAACGCCACGGCGTCCTACCTCTTCGATATACGGAGTTTCGAGCAACTGTTCCACACGACCGATGCCGATTTCTTCAATTCGTGATACGCTTGCAGTCGTATATGAGACAACATGCGTGGCCCCCACATCACATCGCTTTCTTAAGGAGAACGGTCTTGCGCGAGGATACTCGTTATTTTGCCTCGCACTGGGCGAAAGAAGACGGCTCCGAGATATCTGGGAGAACGGTCGAGGCCTGGGAACAGGGGCGGCGACAACCATCCCTGTTTATTCGCCAGCACATGAGCCGTGTGTTATATCGCCTACGCAACATCCAAGGGCGAACGATTCGGATGCCGTCCGAAGACAGTTGACATTACAGGTGCTACAGTAGTAGCATCTACAGGTCGCCTAATCAAGGGCGTCACCGCCGAGAAAGGTGAGAGAGATTGTGATCCTCAGAGTAAAAATTCCGGGTGCGCTGTACAGGCTGAGTTTAAACGCCTGTGGCGACAAGAACGTGGTACTGAACCAAGCGATTTGCCGCCTCCTTGAGCGTGAGGGGTGGCTCGAAACAGTGGTGGACGAGATCGCGCAGGACGCAGTGGCCTGTGTTGCAGGGGAGACGACATGAACACTACGCCAGAACTTGACCAGATCTCAACAGCCTTGAGCTTGGCGCAGGGAGCGATTAAGCCCGCGTCAAAAGACAGTACGAATCCACATTTCAAAAGCAAATACGCCGACTTGGCATCCGTGATCGAAGCCATCCGCGAGCCTCTTTCCAAGAACGGATTGTCGATAGTCCAGGAATCTATTACGAGCAGTGAGGGTGTCTCTGTGTGGACTCGCATTCTCCATAATTCCGGTCAGTGGATCGAGACTGGGCCGCTTACCGTCCCTATGAGCAAGCTCGACGCCCACGGCGTGGGGTCAGCGGGAAGTTACGCAAAACGCTACTCGATTCTGGGTGCGTTGAATGTGTCGAGCATGGACTTGGACGATGACGGGAACGAAGCGTCCGTTGGTAAGACCACGACCATCGCCGTCCCTGTGCCGCCGGATGGATTTGAGAACTGGCTCGACGATTTGACGGCTGTCTCCGAGGGGGGGCAAGTCGCGCTAAAACAGGCGTGGACGGCCAGTGCCAAGCCCCTGCGGGCACATCTCACCGCGCACCACGCCAAAGTCTGGACTGACCTGAAAGTGGCAGCGGCGGCGGTGGATCTGGAGCCACACGCATGATCGTCCATTCTATGGAGCAACGCACCGACGAGTGGTTCCAACTTCGCGTGGGGAAGCTCACCGCCTCACAGGCTGGGAAGATGCTCGCCACGACCAAGAGTGGCTGGTCGGTGCAGCGACATGATTTGCGGATGCAGCTTGCGTGTGAACAACTCACCGAGTTTTCCTGTGAAACGCCCTTCGTGCCCTCCGCTGCCGTGCAGCATGGGATCGACCAAGAGGATGCGTCCGTCCGATTCTACGAGGGTTTGCACGGCGCGGTCGTTGACCGAAGTGTTGGGTTCCTGGAGTCGGACGATGGTATGTGTGGGTGCAGCCCGGATGGGCTGGTCATGGATGGGCACGTGCGCGGCTTGTTGGAGTGCAAAAATCCCACCACGAAAAACCATGTCGTGTATCTACGGGCTGGTATCGTTCCCCCCCAGTATGCCGCCCAGTTAACACATAGCCTTTTTGTGGCTGGCCCAGACTATAAATTCATCGACTTTTTCTCGTATGATAATCGCCTCCCGCCGGGGCTACAGGCGTTCTGCGTTAGGGAGTGGCGAGACGAAGATCTGATCACGGCCCATACCAACGCGGTTGCCGTGTTTCTGCGCGAGGTCGAGGACGAGGTAGTCGCGCTCCGGTCGTTACAACAGACGCATGAGGAGGTCTATGCCTGAGAAAGCTCCGCTTATATTCTTAAAATGTAGCGCCAAGAAAAAAGAGTTCGCCAATGGAGGATCGCTGTTAAGTCTTGGTATTAAAGCCGAAGATCTGACGGCGTTCATTGCCGAGCATACGAACGAACGCGGGTATGTGAATCTGACGATCAAGGAGCGGCGGGAGGTTGGTCGCTACGGTGACACCCATGCCGTGACTCTCGATACGTGGGTAGCCACGCCGAAAGCGGCACCCATTACGGAGTCGGACATCCCGTTTTGACGGCGTGGACATGGGTATTTCCGTGGCGGCGGTGGTGCGGTGGTGGAACGCGAGACGACACTGCGTCCCGCCTCAATGCCCTGGGTCGCGTCTCACCCCATTGGCTCCACCACGAACGCCAAACGTCCCAGAACGAGTCCCATGGCGTGATCTCGGAAAAGACGCTGACGACCAAGCGCCCTATGGACACTCGCAAACACTCTGGCGTAAATGACATCGCCAAGCAAGACGCCAGCGCCGACGCCTGACCAACTCGCTGATTATGAGGAGCGGGCGGCAATACTGGAATACGACGCGGGGTTATCTCGCGAGGAGGCAGAACGATGGGCAGCCCATTGGTGTTTAGGCCGACCACTCGTACAACCGGGCCTATGGGAGTGACTGAGGAGGGGTTTGCGGCGTTCTGGGCAGCCTATCCAAAGCGACAGGCCCGGAAGGACGCACTCAAAGCGTGGGGGCAGTTACGCCCCAGCGCCGAGGTGCAACAGGCGATCCTCGACGCCTTGCAGTGGCAGGTGCCCGCATGGCCTGATCTTGCCTACGCCCCGCTCCCGGCCACGTATCTACGCGGGGAACGGTGGACAGATGAGCCGCTGGCCGTCGTGCCCAAAGTCGATACGCGTCTACCCGTCTGGGCACAGGCGGCGATGAAGGCGAGGCGAGGATAGAAGTGAAGACGTGGTGCGAGTGCTTGGACTCGGTTTAGGGTTTGTCGTCGGAGTGGCGCTCTTCATCGTCGTACGAAGTCTACGCCCCCGTTTTCGCGGAGGGAGATTGTGGTAATGAATATCTGGACAGAGTTTCGGCGGCATGTCCTGCCGTGGCTCATCGCCGGGGCGGTAATTGGACTCATGAGCTATCAGGAAAATAAGCGGACGGCGCGTTTAAACGAGCTTCTCCTGCGCCAAGCGCAAAGCCTAGAATCCGTACATATTCTCCTCAGTACGCAAGGCTATCTCGTCCCCCCTATTTTGCCCCCGAACGCATCGGAATTCGGGGGCTACGAGTAGAAGTACAGATGGCCCAGAGGCTCCATCCGATGTTCTCTGTCGCGCAGACCTGGGCCACACGCACGGGCAATAGCCTGCGCGTCGTGTCAGGGAATGACCACGATCATGTGCCCAATTCACTGCATTATCAGGACATGGCCCTCGACTTCCATTCCTCTGACTTGCACGGCCTTGCCGCTCACCTACGACGCTTCGAGTATCGGGTGTTGTGGCAAGTTCCGGGGCATTTCGCCCATGTCCACGCGGAAGGATAACGATGGATCTATCACGCTGCGTCACCTGCCCCACTCAACTCAACCCCAGTCAAGTTCGCAATGGCATGCGGCGTTGTGCGGCGTGTCGGAAGGCCCATCCGGGGCGTTTGTATACCACCGGCTGGAAGACAAGCACGAAAGGTCACGCCTGGATGATACTAGCAGGGACTGGCCGACTCCCATCGAAACCGGTGAGCGTAGAAAGCTGGTGGATGAATGCACCACAAGCTGGGTTCACGGCGACGTCTGAGGCACACTCGATAAAGGCACACGCGGGGCCGGTACGAGAACGTGGACTCTATATTGAGGCGAAAAGAGAACGGGGACTGGAAGAACCACGTACCACGCTCGATGCTGCCTCTACGCTTGGAAACTATGACTGAAACTTTTTTCAATGAACAGATGTCTCGGTTGATTGGGTTGCGCTTCGTTCCAGGTGACATGACTACACACTGGGAGGCGCTCCACGATCTCCCGGAGGACATACTCGCCACCGCCGTAGGTCTGGCAGGGCGCACCCGCGTGGACTTCCCCACGCCACACCAATTACGGCAAGACGCCGATATGGGACGCACCGTCACCGTTGCCCACGAGCCTGACCGGGCGGTGACGCTCGACGAGCCGTTCACCGTGATCGTACCCCACACGCAGTCCACTGTGCGTATCACACGCGAATGGACGTATTACTGCGAGCATTGCTCTGATGGGGGCTGGCGCAGTTGGTGGTGCGGGGATCCTGCACAGAAGAAACCGTGGCAAGCCACCTGTGCCTGCGATACGCCACAACCCCATACCCCGCATGGATGGGTGGAACATTGTGTGTGCTACGCCACTAATCCCGCATTGCTCAGGAAACGTACCGCGCAGCAGCGATATGCCGTGCAGGATGCCCAGAAACCCCGACATTGAGAACGAGGTCATAGTGAAAA